GCATAGGTCGTCGTGACGTTGTCTGCGATGTAAGTGACGAAGTACGGAGTGTCGCTCGCCTTCGTTCCGCCCGCCTTCGTACGATAGATACCTCGCGCGAGAGTCCCGCCAGGCCCGATCGGAATGGCGCTCAGATCGATCTTGAACGCGCCACTCGCCACCACGACATTCGACGCAGGGCCTATCCCGCTCTCAGCCGTAGCGTTGATGAAGGTCGTGTAGTAGACGTGTGCGCCAGCCGTGACGACGCCTGCTGTTCCGCTGAGAACAGCCGTCGGACCTGTGACCGGAGCTGTCGGTAGAACCAAAGACGGAAGAAAGTAGCCCGGAAACATGAGTCGAATCCAGTTCTGATTCTTGCTCGGAGGAGACGGTTCCGAGTCGACAGAGACGGTGGTGTCGTTCACCAGAAAGGCGGTCACGCCACCGATAAGCCAGAACAGCGAGCCGCCCACGTTCTGCATGGGAGACCAGCAGAAGTCATCGATCCGAAGTGAGCCGCTCGTGATCGTGATGGTGATCGTGACCGCGAGCGAGGCTTGGTTGAAATTCTGGAACCAGAGGTTCTTGTCGAGCAGCGGCAGAAGGGTCGCCCAGCCGACAGCGCCGTTCGAGACGCTCCACGACTTCGAACCGATCTGGACCGTGATGGACCCGATCCACGTCCCAAGCGAACCGTTGTAGGCGAGTTGGTTTAGGTAGACGGTGATCGCCAGAGCGCCAGCGTTCGACGAGATCTTCTGGGTGATCGTGACGGACCCAGAGATCTGAAGCGAGGCGGGAGTCGTCCCTTCGATAGCAGCAGCCCTGTAATAGTTCGCCGTGTCGAGCTGCATCGAAGCCGCGAGCCCTGAAGTCTGAGTCCAGCCCGTGAGCGCGAAGCTCGAGGTGGCGCCCGTTCCCGTTGCCAGGGAGAAGCTGGAGTTCTGGATCAGGCTTTGGGTTGTGTCAGCCGTGACGCCAACGAAGCCGTTGGAACCAGCGGCGGACAGCCCAGAGCCGTAGCCCACGCCAAACCATGTGAGAGCGTCCCTGAACGGTTGGCCGAGGATCGAGAACTGTTCCTGACCAGTGAGCGTTCCGCTCTGAGCATCAGCGGTGCATGTGGCGTTCAGAGTCTCAGCGAACCCACCCTCGAGAGGGTAGCCGTACGCGTCGACGTTGAGGCGATAGAGCACACCAGTCCCGACGTTCGCAGCGCCGTATGTAGGCGTTCCGCGAGTGATGTTGCGCGAGTTCACGACTGGACCCGCTTGAGAGCACGCGATCGCGCCGTCGGTGAACGGATTGGCGAAGGCCGTCGCCTGCTGCGGAAGGGCCATGTAGCGGTAGAGCAGAGGCAGGACCTGGGTCGCTGCCGTAGGCGGAACGCCAACTCCGCCCACGTTGATGACTTTGGAGAGCTCCGAGAGGCACGCCGCGAGTTCACCGCCGAACGAGCCCAGGAACGCGCTTGCAATGGCGCGCGACCCACCCTCGGACGCGTTGTAAGCCTGAGCGTCGAAGATGTCGAGCGGGATTCCGTCCGACAGGATCACCGCTTCTTGAGTGACGTACCCCGTGGCGGTGTTCGAGGTGAGAGAGAGCCTCTGATCCTCGGCGAGCTGGACCGTTTCTTGGACGCGAAGCATCGATTGGAAGAAAGTGGCCGACATCATGCGCCTCCCGAGGAGAAGAATTTACGGGCAAGATCGCTGATCATGCGGCGATCCTCCGCCGTGAGAAGAAGGAACGGTCGAGGTGGAACAGTGACCGAAAGCGAACCTGTCGAGAACAGGAACCCGAACGACTGACGCATCGCTGACCTGCGCGCTCCCGAGAGGCTTCTGAGCCACTCGGCGAGGGCTTGTCGAAGCCCACGGTCAATCGTGATCGTTTTAGTAGACCCTCGCTGAACATCCGAGGCGTACGCGACGTTCGTGCCCACCGTGACAGTGTTGCCCTGGACCCTGTACGTGATGGACGATCGGAGACGACCAGTGTCGATGGCAGCGGGACGGGCTTCAAACCGTCGGGCGGGCGGAACTCTCCCAGCCTGAAGATCGAGCAGAACGCCGATCCTGTTGGGCACCCCTCGAGGAGCCCATGAGATCCCGCCTCGACCCTGAGTCCGGAAGGAACTCTGAGTCTTTCCTACGAGGTACAGACCGACCGCCTGAGCAAGCGATGAGACATTTCGGAATCTCTCGAGAACCATCAGTTGCCCCAGTCTCCGCCCGAGCCTGCGCTGGGCGTCCAAGGGCCTGGGGGCTGCGGCGAGATATCGCCCCAGCGCTGGTTGTCGAACGTGGGCAACCGCGACGGGCCGACAGAGGGATTGAAGACGCTATCGGTGACGGGAGGCGAGAACGCGCCGTCGCCGTAGTTGTGTTTGACGAAGTCGAGCCTCTTGTTCGCGACACGCCACGCTGCCTCGACTTCGGCTTCGGGCCACGGATGACCACGTCCTGGATCGTAGAGATACGCCACGACGAGAGCCACGCCCGCCCAGACGCACTTGTTGAGCGTGGGGTTGGCGCCGACGTTGTTGGCGCTCTGGGTCACGTCGTCGAACGCGAAATTGGTCGCCGTGATGAAGTGCTGCTGAGCGTCGAAGCAAGCAGCCTGAAGCGTCTGATAGTTGATCCCGGGCAGATAGGAGGCCGCCCCGACGGCCGTTGGGGCAGCGTAGGGATATGCGAGCACCAGGTTCGTGTCGTCAGTGACCGACGCGACGACGTACGAGACCCCTGGCTGCGACGAGAACTGGATCGCGATACCGCCGAACGTGTTCACCGCGCCCTGAAACGCGGTGAACGTCGTCCCGATCCCTACGACGTTGAGACTCCCGCTCGTGACCGTGACCGTGCCACCAAGCTGGGTGAGTCGGAGCCCGCCGCTGTTGTCAGCGTTGCTGAGCTCCGTGAGTCGTTGACCGCTAATGCGAGTGAGGACCTCAACCAAAAGCATTCAAGTTCCTCCTCTATCGGCAGTTCACTTCCCGAGGTAGCCGCCCTCGGCCTTGGACTTCCCGTCGGTGGTGCTCATCGTCTTGAGCGACTTCTCGTCGCGAGCGGCGGCTCGACCCGCGAGCTCCGTCTTCTTCTCGAGTTTGCCGCCCTTGCCGCTCTCCATCTCGAAGATCGAGTCCTTGCCGTCGCGAAGTCGGTTCTCTTCGGTCTCGGCTTCCTCGAGCATCATCTTGAGATCCGCCACGGTGACGACGCGACCTCCGAGCTTGGGGTTCTCGAAGCACGGCTCCATGAAGACGAGGTTCTTGAGCGGCTCCTCGGTGCCGTGGAGCCGACTGTTGTCGCGCGTCGACGGGTGATTCGTCCTCTCCTGAGTGACGGGATCGATGGAGAGGCTGCCACTGTTGCTCGCGTCGATGTCGACGACCCCCGTGATGGGACCGTTCTTGTCCTTGCCTCGGACCTTGCGGAGGTAGCGTGTGGAGATCTTCATCTTGATCTCGGCAACCTGCTCGTCCGTGAGGTCGTAGACGGCGCCCTTCTTGAAGATCTGCTTGGCGTTCTCGCCCTTGCCGTCCCACTCGAACGTCTCGGTCGCGAAGCACACTGGACCGACGCGGATCTGAAACTCCAGATGCTCGGTGTCTTCGCGCTTGCGGATGCCGCAGACGTACTTGCGAGTCTTCGACACCGCCGAAGACGGGACCACGACAGCGACTTCGTCGAGAATGCTCGGGCGGATCGCCTCGACCTGCTGCGACTCGTTCAATGGAATCTCCTTCAAGTTGGTGATGGCGGTGTCGGGAGTCGCGCCCGATTCTCCAGCTTATGAGGCTGGCGTCTTACTCGTTGACCTCACCGCGACGAGGGCTGGATTCCCAGCCCGAGACGGCCTACTGTACGCCTATACTTTGAATGGGAAGCGAGAGGCCTATCGCACCGCGCGAGCGGACGTAGAGCTTGAACACGTCCCACTCACGAGCGACGTCCGAGTTCCCGGTCTCGCCCACGACTTCCTTGGGCGCGACTCGCTCCAACCAGAACGGCGCCTTGGTCGGCGAGCTCGTGGCGAAGATACCCCAGTTGTTGTTCGTGATGCGGGGGTTCGGGATCGGAGCGACCTTGAGGTCGGCGTCGATGACGATGTTCGACGGCGCAGCGTTGCCGCTGGCCGCGACGATGAACATCTGCGACAGCGCCGAACGGAAGTTGAGGTAGTTCGCGCTGTTGAAGACGATCGCGATTTCCCTCTGCACGTCCGACGGGTTCCAGTACGGCTGATTCTCCTGGTTGAGGAAGCCGGCCATGCGGGCCATGCCGTTCACCATGTCGGAGATGATCGCCGTGGGGCTGCCGACGCCCGAGGTCGGCTGAATGTTGCCGCCCGCGAGACCGAAGCGAGCAGCGCCGCCGCCGTCGGTCGCCGAGAACCAGCTCGCGCCGTCGGGAGCGAGCGGGAGATTCGGCTGCATCTGGATCGCATCGACCGTCGTGCCGCCCGTGAAGAGCCAGTAGAAGTGGCGCTCCTTGAGCATCGCGAACGAAGCCGCACTCTCGAGGACGCGGCTCATGATCATCTTCGACTGGTCGTCTTCGATCGCGGTCTGAGCGATCTCAACACCGACGCCGAACTTGTACGACCTCTGGAGGAAGAGATTGGTCAGGAACTCGTCGCTCGGGATCGCGGCGCCTTCCGCCCAGTACCTCGCAACGGGCGCAGCCTGCGCGTAGCCGAAGGCTTCGCTCGCCATCGTCGACGGAATCGAGAGGTTCATGATCTTCGCCAGACGAGCGTCGACCTGCGTCTCGTTCGCCTGGTACGTCGCCCAGAAGTCCGTCCGGAGCTTCGGGAAGAAGAGTGCTGTCGCGTTGACTCTCATGGGTCAGTTCCCCCTGCTGCGCGCGTCGTAGGAGTCCACGAGGATGTCGTAGATCGCCACGCCCGAAGCGGACGAGTAGAACTTCTGGAGAAGCCCCAGCGGCTTGTCCGTCGAAGTCTGCGTGTTCGTCACGTCGAGAACGTTCGAGGTCGGCGCGAAAACCTTCGTGCCCACGTCGGCCACAGTGCCGAGGAGCGTGCCGTTGGCGAGTGTGAGCGATACCGCAAGCCAGGTGAACGAGCCCTGCTCGACGATCACCTCGTTCGCGTTGCCGGCGGCAGCCGTGGAGACGTTGCCGACGCCGATCATGGGGATCGGAAGACTCTGGAGGTTGAACCCGTCGAGAACCGGGTTCGAGCCAGGGATTCCGCCCGCGACCGCGACACCGAGGACGCACGTCCCCAGAGCCGCGACCTGGATGTCAGCCTGACCGCCAGTGAGCTTCAGGATCGAGCCCACGCGGAGCTGAACTCCGTTGCGGATCACGAACGGGTTCGTCTGTCGGGGCCCAAGCCCCGCCCAGTTGATCTTCGAGTCGACAGCGAGTGCCGCCATGGGTTAGGCCTTCCTCTGATGGCCGCCGCGAGCGAGACCGCCGCGATCGTCCATGCAGCTCGGGTTGATCACCGGATTGCCGGCGCACACGTCGAAGAACGACGCCGAGCGACGGAAGTGCTCGGGCATTTCGTTGTAGCCGCCGAAGAACTCGTGGATCTTCTGGCGTGTGTCGGGAGCCGCGCCGAAGGCCTCGATCGCCTTCTTGAGATCGGGGTTCTCGCCAGCGGCCGCACGGCTGCCGAACTGCGCAGCGACGCCGAACGTCTCGGGGGCGCGCGAGGCGATCCCCATGCCGAGCTTCACGTTCTCGATGAGAGAATCGACGCCGGCCTTGCCGCCCTTGATCGCGGCACTGTTGAGGGCGAGCTCGAACGCCTCCGAGACACCTGGGACGCCCATGTCCGCGAGCAGTTTCTTGGCCGACGCGACGAGTGCAACGGCTTCCTTCTCTCGCTGCATCTCCTCGAGCTTCGCCTTGAGACCGAGGTTCGCCGTCTCGAGGGTTCCGAGGCGCGCCGCGAACTGCTCGGGCACGGACGACTCGGACGCTTTGAGCGAGCCGTTCTTCGCCGCAGCGGTCGTCCGCATCTGAGCGGCGGAGAACAACTCGCCGATCTTGAGCTCGCTCACCGCAGGCGGAAGCATGTCGTTCGGACTGCTCGCCTGGGCTGCTTCGGTCTTGGGCGACTTCGGCTCTTCGGTGCCGCCGGCCTTCTTCGTGTCGTCCACGGCCGTTTCGGCAGCGTCGGGCTTTTCGTCCTTGCCCTCTTTCATGCCGGTCATCATGGCTTCGAACTTCTTCGACATCGTCTCGAAGAACTTCGCCGCCATTGCCTCCATGCGCTCCTCGACAGAGGGCGCCTTCTTTTCATCCTGCTTGTTGTCGACAGCGGGCATGGAGCCCTCCTTTGTTGGTTCGCTTCGATACGAGGGCGAGGCGTCGAACGCCTCGACCCTGCCCCTCCAGGTCTGGGGAGCCGTTCCGCCTTTGGAGCGGAACGCCTCGAATGCTTGGGCGCACTCGGGCGCGAGCCTCTCAACGGTGTTCGAGTACGTGAAGAACGGCGACTTGTCTCGAAGAAGCGCGAGAGTAGAGAGCTCGTCAGGTTTCTCGGGGGAGATCTCAGCTGATCGGAAGTCGTAGTCCTTCGCCTTCTCGAAGCATTCGAGACTCGTGTAAATCTTGGTCCCGAAGACCGTGAAGCGCGCAGGTTCATCGGGGTTGACGTTGACGAGGTCGATATGAGTGAGCTCGTACTCGCCCACGCGCTCAGGAGAGTCGAAGACATGCCGAAGCGTCATGGGCGGTTTCTGCCCAAGGACTCGGCGGGCCTTGTGCTTCTCGAGTGCGCGTTCGAGCCAGGCAAGGTCACGCGTTTCCCTAGCGCCCATCTGAGCGCCCGGATCGGTCTCTCTCACTTCGGAGAAGATCGGAAGGCCTCGCACAATGATTCGCCCGTCGCGCTGCCTTTCGGCCATCGCGATCCCTTCGGCGAGAGCGGCTCCGAAGGCATTGGGAGCCGCCTGATCAGTCTGCGGAGTCGGGTTCACGTCGTGATTGAACACCAGTCGCCCGTAGCGCGAAAGGTTGCACTCTGGTGTAGACTGGGGCACAATGCTTCGGAGCGCGGAGTTGAACATGCAACAGGGGATCAAGCCGTTGACTGGTGAAGAGAATCAGTCAGAGTTCAAGCTCACGATATCGGTGCCCCCGAGCATGGGTGCTGAGATCTCGCGGCGGATCAAGTCGCGTCGACGAAAAGAGCCGGCTTTCTCGAGGAACGACCTCATGAGACTCATTCTCCTCGAGTACTTTCGTCGGCACCCACTCGCGGACACTGACCAGCCATGACCTTCTGCGGGGGCATAGTCGGGAATGCTGAGTTCACGAAGGCGGAGGACGCTCTGTGACCACAGCGATAGCCATGGAGGGCGTTTCTGCGTCGTCGCTCAAGCTCCTCGACGAGAACGTGCTCGTCCGCGCTGCGCCCGCCGAGGAGATTCGAGCGAGCGGACTCTATCTTCCCAACAACGCGCGCGAGACGTTCGGGAAAGGGAGCGAGTTCTACGGCGTGATCGTGGCGCTCGGGCCTGGGCGACTTGTCGAGAAGGCGCCTCCCGCTGAGGCTGTGGCGAACATCGCGCTCGGAACCGTGCTCGTTCACGCCGCGCATGAGAACGCGGTAGCTCTCGCCGAGCTCGTGGGCGACGCCGTGCGCGCGTTCATCGCCCAACACACGACGTCCGTACGCGTCCCGCTGCCGTGGTCCGTGGGGGATCACGTTCTCTGCCGTCAGGGCTTCGGCCCGGAGATCGACCTTCGCGAGGGCCGTCACCACTTGATCGGTCGCGGCAATTCCGAGCATGGCCACGGGATCATGGCGGCCTGGGATCCAGGCCACGTTCATTGCTGGCATTCCGCCAGAGGGATCTCGGATGTCGGAGCCGCAAAATGCGGATGTGGTGCATCGCGAACTGTCGAGACTCGCCTCCCGGCGTGCTCGGCGTGCCCGTCCGGCGAGAGACTCGCTGAGGTCGTGCTTGCTGGCGAGATCTACGCCTACAAGATCGGTCGAGACGATCCGGTCGGATCCTACGAACTGAAACCTCAGGACGACGGAAGGCACGATCTGTGAAGCGACCCACTCGCGCAGATCTTCACGCGGAACTTCGAGCAGCGGCCGAGAGGGCTCTCGCGACGACGGACGAGGAAGCTTTCGCTTCGCTCGAGTCGCTCGCCGGGCTCGTACTCGACCGGCTCGACCCTCCTTGTCGAGAGTGCAAATCTGTCGACTACACGTTCTCGTCTCTCGAGGAAATCCACGATGCGGGTTCTCGAGTAGTCCGCGACTGGTTCTGCGATCCCTGCTGGACGAAGATCAGGAGCTCGAGGTGAGCGCGCCCGTCTGCGAGTGCGGTTCGATCCATCCGCTTCATCTCACGGTCGACCGCTCCAGGTGCTGTTGGTGTTGGGTCGTCGAGGACGGAAAAGAGCCCAACCAGAGTCACGACGAGTGCTGCCTCTCAATCAAGCGACTCGAGCCCATTCGCGTCCGGTTCAAGACCGCCGTCAGCGCTGAGAACGAAGGTTGCGTCCAAGTGCTTCTCAACTTCCGTAACCCTCTCGCGAAGATGCCGAAGCACATCATTAGCGCAGCGCGTAAAGACCCGGAACGAGTTCTGCGAGCGATCGCTGACAACGTCGTGGCGAGCATGATCGACCAACTGCGATCGCGGGTGAGCTCATGAAGAACGATGAACCTACTCGACGAGATCCACGGTGGCAGCGAGACCGTCTACCGCTGCTAGAATCGGACCCGAAGGAGATCATCATGTCCGCACCCGACCTCGCATCGTGGACGTCTGTCGTGCAGAAGCTTCTCGATTCTTCGGAGACGGTCACCGAGGGCAAGACAACTCGCCTCGTCCACGTCACCGACCCGCCCGATCACGGACGCTGGACTCGAAGCCAGCCCAAGCCTGGACCGCTTCCAATGCTCGTTCTCGAATCGGAGATCGCGAAGGACGCGAAGACGATCGAGAACAACCACTACGTGAACGCCAAGGAATGCGACGCTGCGATGCTGTCGCACATGGCTCGCGTGGTGGTTCTCGAAGCGAGACGCGAACATGCCAAGGGGATCGCTCTCAAGCCGCTCGAGTTCGCGTCGGGCAGCATTCAGTTCTCAGTGGTGCTCGTCAAGTAGTGGAGACTCAAGACTCCGCAATCCTGCGCTACAAGCGAGCCCTCGAGCGATCTGGCGTAAGCCCTCGAGACGTGGCCGCTGGTCTACTCGGGGTCGACTCAGCCCGCTTCTTGCTTCTCTTCGAGGTCGCTCCCGCTGGTGCTCCAGCCGTTTACGCCCCGACAGCCCGCAACATGACTGGCGTGCTTCGCGTTGGATCTGTCGAGCATTGGCGGGCTCTGCGAGCAGTCCCGGTGCTCGCTGTCGCGGAGCTCGCTGACTTGTCGAGGACGCTTCGCGCCCGTGCTCTGCGCGTCGTGATGTGGGATTCGTTGATCGGTCGCACAACCGACGGGAATCCGTTCAGCGATCTCGAGTGGAACTTTGATCGACTCGAGGACGGTTGGCGCCTGATCCTGAACGGACCGCCTGAGTTTCAGGTGACGACATATCCGAACGTCCCCGTCGGGCTCTACCCGTAGCGTCGAAGATCCCCACGCGTTCCGAAACCAGGATCCTTCTCTGCTCCCGCAGGCACAGTGACGGATCCCACGGGGATCTCCACGCCGATCTGCGGTTCAAGCACGCATCGACAACGAAACCCGAGCGGAGGGCTCCAGCTTCGCCACACGGGATCGCGCACGTCCGCGATGACACCGTCCATGGCCGCATGACCCGGCCTCGTGTCGGAGTCCATGACCGCTGAAAACCTGAACGCGACCGGCAGGCCCGACGACGCCACGCGTTCAGCCTCGACGAATCGCCCGGCTGTCGTCGCGGTGTTGAAGTTCGTGCGAACGACGTTTTCAGCGTAGGACCGAGGCCAATTCCAATCAGACGCAAGCCCGAGAGCGATGTCGGTCGTCGATTGCCCTGAGGCCAATCCAGCCACCAGATGATCCCGTACTGCTCTCGCGACTTCATTGTCGATCGCGAGAGCCGCCGAGAATCCGTGCGGGAAGAACATGCCTTCAGGGCTTTGGATTCCTCCGTACAGGTCCTCGACCTCGAGCCCAGCGCGTCGGAGCTCTGCGGCTCCGAGAGGATCGCGCTCTGCCATGTCGCGGATCGCGTCGCCGAACGCGATCGCGGGGACGACCTCGGAGATGACCGTGGTCCGTGCCGTAAACTCTTCTGGTACGGGCGCCTGAGGGCTCGGGAACCGTATCTCCAGGCGCCCCGAAAGATCCGCCGCCGCCTTGAGCCTCGAGAGGGCACCCGCAAGAGACTGCATGGCAGCCCCGTGGCGCTGTTCTCGTGACCCTCCTGTGAGTTTCTCTATGTGGACGGCAGCGAGCGATCTTATCGCGAGAGACACGGCCTCCTGCGCGCGTCGGGCTTCGGTTTTCAGGGCCTTTTGAAGCCGACCTACGACGCTCACTCCGACTTCGCCGCCGCTGCCTTGATCGCCGACCGGCCAGCGGTGTAAGAGGCCGCCTTCATGACCGCTCCGAGGAACGCGGCTGCGCCGGCAGCGTCGAGCTTGCCCTGGTACAACTGCACGCCCGCGAACCCTGACCCGATCAAGACCACGAGAAGCGTGATCCAGAACTCAGTGGACTTCCAGCCCTTTTCGCGGAAGACGCGCACGACATCTTCGCCTTCGGCTTCGGCGGCTGAGGCGAGAGCGGGCGCTCCAGGCTGCGACGCAATCTCAAGAGCTTTGGCCTGCACGGCTGCTGCGGTGATCGAAGACAGCACCGGAAGCACCTTCGGGAGTTCGTCCTTTGCGGTGTCGACCATGTCGCGCCTCCTACTTTCCGATTCGCTTCTTCGACCACGCCGTCAAAGCCAACAGAGCCACTTTACACGCCGTGGCGAGCCCCATCGACAGCAGGGGCGCGCAAGGCCCCGCGAGCGCCGACAACAGAGGGATCGCCCACGCCTCGAGCGGCACCGCCGCGTCTACGATCGCCGGGACGCACCGCGCGAAGTCGTCTTCCAGCCGGTCGACCAACTTCTTCTCGGTGAGTTTTTGAATCGCGAGCTCTTCGGCGTCAAAGTCGCGAAGAAGAGCGTCGAGCTCGGGATTGGCGCTCGCGATATCCTCGAGCGCGCCGCTCGGCGAAAGCTTCTGGAGGATGGCGATCGCCACGTCGTCAATCGTCCCAGCGCTCATTGAGCAGCCTTGCGGACGTGCTCTTGAAGACGGACGCATTGGCTTTCGATCCTGGCGATCTCCTCATGGCTTCGACGTCCAGGCGTCATCGCTTCTGAGCACACCGTGGCGATTTCGGCGTCGATCAGAGAGAGCAAGCGCTCGTCAGGTGTGCGGCAGCCCGCCAACAGCGCGAAGGCGAGAAGGAATTCCACGAGCGATCTCACTTGGCTGCTCCAGGCTTCTTCTTCTTCAACCGAAGAAACTTCGTGTCTTCGTTGCACCTGCGCGCCGCTTCGATCGCCTCGAGCGCGGATAGTTCCGCTTTGGTCAATGCGCGATCCACGTCCGAGTTCGTGTGTTTCGCATGAGTCGACTTGGGCGCTTCGGGGCTTTCAGCGTACGTCATAAGGAGGCTCTCCTTGTGCGTCTCGATGGCGCTCTTCGCGTTCACGCTGCTCGGAAGTAAGTCGCATCTGCTCCGTGCATAGAGTAACGACCTCTGTGACGTGTTCGCCAAGCTTCACCAACCGATCCATGAGCTGCTCAACCTTGAGGGCGTGAGCGTCCTTCTCGGAGATGCGGTCGGCGTCCTTGCGATCGCGCTCGTCGAGCATCCGCTTGACGAACCACAAGAGAGCCACCACAACGAGAACAAGCACGCCAGAAGGCCCGTGAACCAGGGCGAACTCGAGCGTGCTTGTCGGCGGCATTCCTCAACCTCGAGGACTTGTTACCGTCCTCTGTGGATTGCATCCGTGGCGACCGTCGCGATATCGGTCGGTCGAACGTCACCAGGGCAGATCCACACCCGTTCCTGCTGATTGTAGAAGATGGGCGCACTCGTCGGAAGCCCATTCTCCCGCTCCAGGCGCGAGTGCGCTTCGGTCGTCACGCGCTTCATCGCCTCGTCGACCTCGCGCTGGAGCTCGTTCACGGCGAGAACTTCGCTGGTATTGGCGGGGAACTTCTGGGGTTCGCGAGGATCGGCCTGGGTATGCCTGGTCGCAACGCCACCCACAAAGGCGGCGCTGGCAAGCACGACACAGAGACCGGCGATGCGCTGACTTCTCGACATGGACGACATCCTCCTCGACCCTGACTTGGGATCTCGTCGAAGGATACCATGCGACGGATCGCGGCTAATTGGTCGAGATCGTGAACGAACCGTCGTCGGCTCGCTTGGCTGTGGCGTCGGGATCAGCCGCCAAGGATCGGTCACTCAGAACGCGCGCCACGAACGTCCCGACGAGCGCCTTGGCATCGTCGCGCTCTTGCACGGTCTGGTCGAGGACTTCTTGAAGGGATGCGATCTGCTTTCCCATGTCGTCGACCTTGAAGTTCAAGCCGTTCAGATTGTTCACGGCAGCGTTGATCGCCGCTGTCTCGAACTCGTCCAGATTGATCGATCCCATGTGCTCTCCTTCACGACGGTGTGACGGTGACGCCTTGCCCGAACGGCACAACCGTGTACGAGACCCTGACCGTCGTCGGGACGATGACCGTCCAGACGGGCGTCATCCTCACGTTGACGTTGGTTCCGGTGATGGTCGTGGTCGACGTGGACGTAAGCGTTCCAACCGTGACCTGGGACTGCTCCGTGTTCGTAGCCGACGCGCTCGACGTAACAGTCCCGCCGGCATTGACCGCGCTCACAATGAACGTTCCGGTTATGACCGACACGTTGGGCGTTGTCGTCTCGAAGGCCTCGATCGAATAGAACACCGTGCAGCCGCCGCCCGTGTTCGTGGTCGGCACCGCGAGTTGAAGAATGGTGGTCGTCGTCGCCGAGGTCGTGGAGAGACCGAGCGTCTTGCCCGAGATGAAAAGGCGATCGCCGACCGTCTGAGTGGTCGATCCGGTCGCGATGGTGAAAGAAGTCTGGATCTTCGCGTTTGCGAAGCCGGTGCCCGTGCTCGTGCCGGTCGATCCGGTGAGGCCGCCCGAGCTCCGATCCGTGCCCACTCCGTTTCCACCGTTCAACTGAACGGGGCCGCCATTGTTAGAGAGCGCGTTCCCGCCGCTGAACGTCGCGGTCCCTCCGAGCCCGGTTGCCCCGCCGAGACCCGCCGACGCGACCAAGTTGCCGCCCGCGCCGCCACCGTCAGCCGTGCCGGATGTGATCGATACTTGCCCGCCGTTGGTGCCCGATCCCGCCCCAGCCGCGCCTCCGGTGACTTGAGCAGCACCGCCGCCGCCGCCAGCGGTCCCGCCAGAACCGCCTTGAACTCGGCCGATCCCGCCGACGTTCGAGCCGACTCCCGATCCACCAGTAAGCGTCGCGTTTCCGCCCGCGCCCGAGGTCGCTCCACCGTTTCCGCCGACGAGAGCGCAGAGACCTCCACCTCCGGTTGCGCCTCCAGTCCCGGCCGTGACTTGCACGTCACCACCGGCGCCCGATCCGTTGCCGGCTCCGCCTACGATCTTCGAGACGCCGCCCACGCCGTTTCCGGCCGTGCCTGCGCCACCCGTCATCGACGAGACACCGCCGTTGCCAGAGGTCGCGCCGCCCGCGCCCGCAACGATCGTCGCGGCTCCGCCAACGGCTGTGGCGCCTGCCGCTCCGCCAGTGACGAGAGCCGCACCACCGGCAGCCGTGCCCTGGCCTGCGCCTCCCACGATCTGAGCGACACCACCAGCCGAGTTGCCAGCGGTCCCAGCGCCACCGATTCCCGAGAAAATTCCGCCACCGCCTGAAGTGCTTCCGCCAGCTCCTGCCGTGAACGTGATCGGTCCCGCCGTTCCTGTGACCGACTGACCCGCCACTCCGGTGATGGCGCCGCCCGTTCCGGCAGCGAGCGACGCACCTGCGGTGAACGCAAGCGTCCCACCCAGGGGAGTTCCGGCCCCGACGCCAGCCGTGCAGGTGAGCGAGATCGATGTTCCGTTGCCGGACGAGCCTGCTTGGGCCCCTCCCGTGATCAAGATCGATCCGGCGTTAGCCGATCCGGCGTTTATGTCGCCCGTCCTGAGCGTCACGTTGCCGCTGCCTTGGCTGGAACCGGCGAGCGCGCACGACCCGGACCGGAGCAGTAGAGTCCCGGCGGGAGCACCAGAAACGAGACTCGAGCCACCGGCAATCGTAACGTTACCTGCTCCGGTCGCAGACGACCCCGAGCCGCCCACCAGCGTTGCGTTGCCTCCCGTGCCGCCGGGGTTGGCCGTTCCACCGTCGCCGCCCGCGAGCGAGAGGTTGCCGCCGGCTCCTGTAGTCGCGGCCTGAGCCGAGCCGCCCGAGATCGTGGTCGCGCCGCCAGTGCTGGGCGCGTTTCCGAGCCCGCCGCCGCCCGTCACGGTGACCGCACCGCCGTTCAGTGTCGCGGTTCCCGCCGCTCCTCCCGTCAAGCTCACCGCACCGCCGACAGCCGGCCCGACCGCTCCGCCGACTCCCGCCGTGATCGTGACCGCACCTCCGGAGCCCGTGCCGGTCCCAGCTCCTGCGGTGCCGTTCCAGGCTCCGCCGGCCCCGTTGGTCGAGGCCGATGCCCCCGAGTTGAGCGTCAGAATTCCGCCGCCGCCGGTCGCTCCAGTGCCCGATGCGCCGGCCGCGAGCGTCGCCGCGCCTCCAGTGCCAGTTCCCGCCGCGCCGCCAGCGCCGCCGGTCCACGAAACCGCTCCGCCTGCGCCGCTCGTCGTGCCTCCCGATCCAGCGACACCTGTAATCGCTCCGCCAGTGCCCGTGGTCCCGACCGTTCCGGGCGTGATCGTGAAGGCGCCCGAGGTTCCTGTGGTCGTCGCGTTTCCGAGCGTCATCGTGATCGTGCCGCCGTTGCCAGCGGTGCTCGCCGCGTTGCCCGACCGGAGCGTCACTCCACCGCCGTTGCCGGTCGCGCCCGCACCAGAGTTGCCCGCCACGACCGTCGCGAGGCCACCCGCGCCAGTCCCGCCACCGTTTCCAGTGGTCCACGTGATGACTCCGCCCGCGACGTTCGTGACTCCGTTGCCAGCCGTGCCCGTGATCGTGCCGGCTGTTCCGGTTCCAGTTCCGTTCTTGGCGGTCAAGACGACCGACCCACCGTTGCCGTTGGTCGACGCCGCAGAACCCGCAACGAGACTCGCCGCGCCGCCGTTACCCGTCGCGCCAGTGCCCGACGCGCCTGCGGTGAGAGACGCCGCGC